TTCATTACTATGCTAGTCCGTGCTGCAAGAGGTAACAAGAAGATGGGTGCTAAACTAAACGATGCACGCATCGCTCAACTTGGGTATGTGCGCGATGATGTTGATGAGATCTTTGCTGCACTAAGAAAAGATGGAGTTGTAACCACACAAGAAGTTCGCGGAATCGGTGATGATTTCATTATTAATTGGGATTTACTGGACCCAACTACGCGGGCTAAGATTACTACTGGAGCTAGAGCATTTCTTAGACAGATCGTTCAGAGGTCTAGTCGCTCCGATCTTCCTAAGTGGGCACTGACAAGTGGTATAGCCTCATTATTTACACAGTTCCGTGCCTTCATGATCTCATCAATGGCAAACCACTTTGCAAGGAATATCCAAGCGGCTGATTCAATTGCAATGTCTAATATTATTTCAATGGCATTTGGTGGAACGATGGTTCATCTGTACAAAACATATGCCCGCTTCTGGGATGATCCCCAGACCCTTCGGGAAGAATTGCAACCGCATAGAATTGCGGCAGGGGCTTTGCTCTATTCAGGATTCATGGGAATGCTTCCTGATATTATTGATACTGGTTTGTACTATGGGTCTGGTGGGGAAATTAATGCATTCTTCTCCCCAGGAGATGCCCCTCTTACATTCCGTATGCCTGTCGCTGACTTTATTAAAAGCGAATACTTCGGAGCTAAAGCCCTTGGACAAACATTACTTGATGGGAGAATGACTAAGCAACGGGCTTACCAGCTTAAAAATGCCTTCCCAGGCGCAAGTATTGTTTACATCGAATGGATATCTGACTTGATGCGTGGACAATTCCCCAAAAAATAGGAGGTTACGATGAAGAAACTGCTACTGTGTATGCCCCTTGTGTTCTTTACATCCTGTGCTATGCTAGACAGGACATTTAATGTTACTGACCCAGATACAGGTGCAGCAACCACTACCACTGTAGGCGATCAACTTGCGTCCAACGCTACGGACATCGCGCAGCAGACTGGTATGCTTACTTCTCTTATCTCTGGAAACCCTGCCCTTGGTGGTGCCGTTGCAACATTGCTAACGGGTGCTGGCGCTCTGTTTGCAGCCAAGAAAGTAAAGAAAAAGAAAGCTGCCGCTGCTGAGTCCACAGGTGACGAAGCTAGTTAGTTTAATCATGCTTCTATGTGCTTGTCATACTACTAGCAGCACATTTGATGCCCTGCTACCTGACCGCTACGGCGTTGGTACTTCCTTTGGTAAATACTCTTACCTTGGAAGAACGACAAGTAGTGGTAACGGATCTATTGGTGGGGGTGGTGAAACTACAGGAGAGAACGGGCGTGGTAATGTGGATCTAACAGCGATCTGGTTTGAGTGGGACATCCCATCTATCAACGGAAGGGATGTATCCTTTACAGGGATGCGTGAGTCCCTTGAGAGCGACTACAGAGAGCTTCGCACTAAGGATAAGCCTGCGGGGCTATTGTCTGTCTCTAAGCTCGTAGACGAGGAGACAGGCGAGGAGACATGGAGTATTGGAGCCAGTGAGGCTCTGACCACAGCAATCATTGGCATATTCGCCGCACTTGCGTACAAGATGCGGAAGAGAAAGAACGGAAGGAACAACAATAATGATCACAGTGAGTAAATTATTGATTGCCTTATTCTCCCTAACATCTGCAAGCACTGTGTTTCTCCTAACAGAGAACTCTAAGATGTGCCGCTCTATCGATGCGCTTGAATCCCACAAGTGTATTAGCAATCAAGATGTACAAGATAAACTTGGACATCTTGAGGAGCGACTGTTTGTTGTTGATAATATTCAACAACGAATGTGGGGCAGGGACTAATCAGGGTAGACAGTCAAATAGCATTCAGCAAACATAACTCCCCACAACGGTCCATGCGACTCAAATTCCTCTGGGATACCTGCAAGTCTACCATGCGCCCATTCGTGAATAAGGGCGTCGATCTGTGCAATTTCGTCTATGTCCTTATTGATCACAATCTTAATGTAAGTAGAGTCCTTCCGAACTTTCACCTCACACGATCCATAGAGATCGTCCTCTTTTACTTTTTCTTTCTTAACCACTGTAGGAAATACTAGCGGGTGGTAGTGTTTCAGCAGCATAACAGCTTTATTATATGCCATGACTATTAAACGAGATGGGCGCGGTCGTAAGCGCGACTACAAAAAAGAGTATCGACGGGACCATAAGTCGAAGAAAGATCGTAAGGATCGTTCTTCACGCAACAGTGCCCGTAGTAAGCTTAAGTGTAAGCATAAGGAAGTACATCATAAGGACGGCAACCCCAAGAACAATGCTAGAAGTAATCTCAAGTGTGTCTCTACTAAGAAGAACACTACGATGAGTAATAAGAAGAGGGCGAGGCGTAAGAAGAAATGATCAATCTAACCACACAAGGGAGTCAGAGATAGGTCCATGTTTTTCATTGAAGAAAACGATCCGCTGGCATGGGCGTCCGCTCTCCCCGATAACCTCAAGCGCAAACTCATTGTCGCTCTCTGTCGTGCCATTTGCAAAGAACATCTTGTTCTGAATAACGCCACTCATCGGCCTATGGAAATGACCAAGGAAGATAGAATCCCATGCTTCAGGAATGCTAGAAGTCCATCCAGCAATCTTCCTAGCCAATCCAGTAAGAGGGTAGCCACCGATACCACCACCCCCAGAAATTTGATCCCCATGAATGAGCAGAATGTTCTGCCCAAGCACAGGGATCACCCGATAAAAATCGTCATGATCAATGTCCCAGCTTACGCGATTGCTATTGTATACTTTGCTTACTATCAATCTTGTAATTTGGGTGGAGATCATGTCGAAATTTGTTCGTGGAGAGGCCCCTGCATTCTTAGGTTGGGACCTTCCATGATTACCGGGAACACTGTACACATGGACATGCCTAAAGATGGAAGCCATGTGAATAATCAGATCGGATATGATTCTAGGAGCATTCTTAATTGATTGCTCCCATAGATCAGAGTCAACGCACCAGGACTGATGCGGAAAGATTGTCTCTCCTTCAACAATGTCTCCACCAATCATGAGAACAGCCTTATTTACTTTAGCGCCTGTCCTACGGTTGGTTAGAATCTTTTCTACGGTATCTCCGAACCTCTTGATTCGTTCAGCAGCTACGAGAGAGTCATAGCTCTTTGTTTTCTTACCAATCTGTGTATCACTCAAATGAACTACACAGACTTCCTCATGTTTCTTCCGTGTATCCAATCGTGGAAGCACAGGCGGGGACCATTTAAATCCCTTGAGTGTGTCGGCAACTCTGCGAAGAATGATGCCCTCAATATCTTCTTTGTTATCTAACTGTTTCGTTAGTCGCTTAAGTTCTTTCTCTAGTTGTTCACTCATCATCTTCTCCTACTCCCCAGAGTTTAGTCTGGATATCTTCACTTAGAATCTTTACGATTGACTGGAATACGGGGACTGCAATATCTTCACTCGGCAATAGTTTCAGTGCGACTTCAGATAATCTTCTAACAGCAACAATGCGTTCAGTTAGTTCGTCAGCTACGGCTTCTAATATCTTATTTGTTATCAGTACACTCTCATATGTTATGGGAGAGTCCTCATCGAAATTAAAATCTACCTCTTTCACGAAATGAATGAACAAAAACAAGATGCTCTCGAAAGGCTTTGGGATCTTACAGTACATGCTCTCCTTACTCGCATTGAGACAGGAGAAGCTACATCGCAAGATCTCAACATTGCTAGACAGATGCTAAAGGATCACGGTGTAAATGTGAGTGATGTTGATGCGTCTCCGATTGGAGACTTGTCCTCTGTGCTTCCATTTATCACACCGCAAACCAACGATCTCGATCATCTGGAGTCTTACGGTCAATGACATCAAACATATGATCTAGTTCCTTTTGGAATAGATCGTCTCGTCTCTCCTCCATTGCAGCATCGGCGTCTCGCGCCATGTACTCTGCCCAATACTCTACCGCTAAGGTAAGGGCATCGAGTCTATCGTCATGATCTAAGCATGCACGCTCTCTAACAAGGTGAGACATCTGATGGAGTAGGGAGTATTGTGTGGCGATGTCGGGGGGCTTGTCAAGAGTATCCTCATAATCTTTTCTAATACCCTGAGCACTCACGATGAGTCTGTGCTGGTTCATCACAGGCTCTAG